CAATCCCGGCTGATGAAATCGATATGATATTCCGGAAGCAATCCCGCCATCTTTGCTGTGTACATATTTATGCCCGCAATCTCCATAATAAAGGTTTCGGCGCCGTCCTTGGTTATTACGCTTTTCCAGTCGCCTATATTGAATCCCGAAAAGTCACCGGCTTCGACCTTGGCTTTGATTTCTGCCCAGGACAATGTGATTTCCTTGCCGATTCGTTCCCCTTTGTCAAAGGGAAGCACTGTGATGTTTTCCGTCCTGCCCTCCAGTTCATCCACCCGCCGGTTAGTGTCCGCCAGGTCGTCAGCCAGTGCGATGGCCCCTTGTCCGGATATAATTGTGACCTGGGCCGTATTGCTTACCGTAGCATAATATTCCTGCTGTATTTCAGCCGGGCTGTAACCATTGTACGGCGGCATAAAATCGCCGTTAGCGCCAGTTGTCACGGTTATGGAATATAACACCTCTGTGCTGCTGTCGCCGTCCTTTTCTTTGGCATACAGGCCCATTTCGTTGATATAGTAGCCTTCTGCCAGCTCCGGCCCGCTTACCGGATGATTGGTGATAAGCGCTTTGATTAACACGCTCCTTGGTGGCACTGTGGTGACGCTGGATGGTATGAAACTTTGTTTCAGAACCCGCAGGCCCGTCCTTTCTTGCAAATATTCAAATGTCTTTTCGGTTTCTTGATAGCTGCCCGATCCGGTAACAAGCCTTGTAAACTCAATCTTTATTTCTCCTGCCTGGGCCTTTGTTAGTAATTCGGCTCCCTTGCTTGTCATTACAGCATTAATAAATGGCTGTGGCATCCTTAATACCTCCTTATATTTGTTTTATTGCTTCCGGCTTTATCAAGGCCGGTGTCGCTCCTGTTGATGCATTGCATTCCAAATCTACCCGCCGGTCAAGGGAATACCCTTCCATGATGGCAGACGGTCTATTCCTGGCTTGCTGTGCTGATCCGGCTGTAATGGTTGATTCCACCCGGCGTTCTGCCCGATATCCACCCTCAAAGATTGCCGGAGGTCGACTGTATGAGTTCCGCCCTACGCCAGCATATAACGTTTGCCTGATCGTGCGTATAATGGAAATAGATTCTAAATGCGACCTTGTGTTTTTGACCTTCTTAATCATCTGATCAAAAAGTGCGTTCATTTCCGGTGTCAGCGTGGCATTCGTTACGATTCGGAACATATAGGGATCCCCGCCATACTCGAACCATTCTTCGACTTTTCCTTCTCCGAACGCTACCGCCACCAGCTCTGCCACCGCCGCCGGTGTACCGGCCTTCTTATACCAGGCCAACGTATTCTTTATCATCTCCCGTTTGGTCTGGATGTCCATGTTTTCGTCATAATATTGTGTCTTTAATTCTAAGGCCATCAGATCCAGCAAATCTTCGTCTAAATTGTCTATATTGGCATATAGGGAAGTCATTACTGAAAACTGGATCGCTTTTGACATCGCCATCCGGAAAGCATAACTGATAGCCTGTACATCACCGCTATTTTTCAGGTATGGTGGAAGTATTGAAATCAATTCGGCATCTGTATACTTAATCATATTCCAGCCCCCCGTAGGTAACTGTCTGCGCTGCCAGTGACGCCACTGCCCCCTCATCCACAACGGCAAACTGGGGGCTTGCTATAACTGCCCGTTTGGCACCGGCATTTATCACCTTTTCCAGCAATACATCCGGGTTTATATCCCGGCCAATTTCTGTTTTTTGCCACATAACATATTCTGCGATCGCTTCATTAACCTTCTGCTGAATAACGTTTGCGCGGTTCTGATCGCTCTGATTGATGTAATATGTAATATTCAGGTCGTACGTTACTATCTCCGGCGCTAATACTTCCACCCGGTCTGTGAGTGGCCGAATGTCCGCCTGAGATAAATAATCCTGTAATCCGTTCATGGATTCAATCCCGGGTATCGCTCCGTTGGCCAGCAAATAACGAATCTGAACCACACCCGGCTCCGGGCTTGTGATACGTACATTAAGGATGTCCGCACTGTATTCTCTCACGAAATATTCATACGAATCGTCAGATCCGGCTGTACTGTAGGATGACGGTGCAATATATATTCTCTGCCGCAGGGAATCGTCGCTTTCCACGTCTGCGCCATTTTCTGGCTTTGTGATATTTCTTGCGTTGTCGATGAAGGGAACCGGGTCCACTATTGTCTTGATGTCGCCAATGTCGTAATTGTTCCCCGCGGCACCGGCAACCGTGCAAAGCGCCGATATGTCAACCTGCGTTTCTCCGATTGCAATTTCTCCGTATTCTTCTGTGGAAAAATACACTCCATCACCGGCGGTCAGTCTGGTCCCGCGCGGTATCCCGGTGGTGGTATTGCGGGCAGCGTTCATGCCAAACCGGATTGTCGTTGTTGCGCCGGCAGCTCCTTTTCTGTAGATATGCTTTAGCGCACCCAGATTTTCAAGGTAATCTGACCGGCTATACTTTAGAAGCCCCATTTTGCCGGCATCATCCGCATACATGAAGCCCTGGTAAATAAAATAAGCCCCCGTCAAAAGGATTATTCTTCTATCATCTGCTTTGCCCAGAACCGTATCTGCGCCAGTTAATTCCTTGCGTTTGTCCTTGAACCACTGGATCATATCTTCGGCCAACTGATTCATCGAATAATTTTCAATGAACGATATGTCCGGATACTCTTCAATGGCTTTGATGTTTTCACTCGCCATTCTCTTCACCTTCTTCCAAATAGACGCTGACTGTGGTTTTCCCGTCTTCTGAATGTTTGAATTCTACGGAACTGACCGCCACCCTTGGTTCATATTTTGCGACCTTATCAACAATATCCGTCACTATGTCATTTTCCAGATCCGGCGGAATCTTCGATAAATTATCCCACGACAATCCAAGGCCACGCATCAGGGGCAGGGTACCTTCCGGTATGCTGAAAATATTATTCAGATTCCGCAAGATATCATTTACCTGGTCATTACCTGATTCTGTTTCGAATATAAAATTAAAATGATTTTCTGCCATAGCCTGATTCTCCTCTATCGGTATTCGGTCATCGTCAGATCGATCTGTGCCGAATACACCTCACCACCTTTTAAAACTATATTGTAACTTTCTGACATCTCAAGGATCATCGCCTTGCTACATATGGAACGCCGCCCGATGACCAGTGGGGCGACAGTTCCGTTTTCAACACATTTTATCAGGGTCTTTTCAATCTTTTTTGGAGAAATTCCCCATGAAGCATTTAAGGTTATTGAAAAAGTAATGCTTTGCAGCTCGGCCCCCAAAAATTCAATTTTTGGTTTTGCTCCGATCGGTGAATGGTTAACCGTCCGGGCCTTTACATCCCGTTTGAATCCGTTAAAATTTAAAATTCGCCTATCGCTGGTTTCAAATTTCAGGTATGATCCCCAATTTCCTAATTTTGCCACGGTATCCCCTCCCTGCTTATTTTGCGATAATCTCCGCCAGACTAATGCTGCCGGACGAATCGCTCAATGTCATACTGCCCCCGTTAACCGCTATTTCGGCCCCCGGAGTGTCTTCGGCATAGTAGGTACCTAAAATAATTCCGCTTGAATGATCATTTGATAGATGGACCACCACAACTGCATCACCTTTTTTAAATTGCTGTTTAAGCCCCCCAAACGATAGCACCGGCAGTTCATCCGTGGTTATTCCAAGGTCGGGATAGTTTACCGCCACGCCGGTCCCTCCCAGCGAACTGACAAATCCGATTCTTATGCTCAAGACTATTCCTCCTATAAACGCTCAAATATCTGGTATCCGCTGACCGTCATGCTATGGCCGGAGGATCCGGATAAACTGTGTGATACCTTGTCAACAAAGTACTTGCCGCTGATTCGGCCCATGTCGGTGATCTCAATATTGCAGGTGGCTACGATATCAGGATTTCCCAAGGTGGTAAATTCAAGCGTTACCGCCTTTTCGTTTTCCTCATTTACTTTAGCCGCTGCTGTCCGCAAGGCTTCTGCTTCGTTGTCAGCTTTTTCATTAATCGTTAAAATCCGCGGTTCCTGTCCGACAAGTACTGTTATGGTTTCCTTCTTTTTCGGGTGAGTGTATGATATTTTCGCACCGGTATACGTACCGTTTAATGTGCTGTTCCAGGTCCAGTCTTCCAGATCAGATTCTTTAAACTTTGCAGTTACCCCTCTGCCTTCATACTGGACCTTGTCAAAAATAACCAGGGCTTTTTTATAAATCTTAAGGAAAAGGCCCTGGCTGCTGCATAAATCATAAAGAAATTCACTGTCGGTCTGTTCGTCCTGTTCGACCTTTTCAATGACCGGTTCGGCGGCCCAATAGTACAAATCCGCCATCCCGTATTTTTGCTTAAACTCTTCGGCAATCTGCTTAACGGTTGCTTTTTTCCACAGTTTACTGGCCCTGCATGTCTGAAATGACTGGCTGGCCGGGACGGAAACCCCCTTGATTACACATTTGTGCCCACTGCTTCCGCCCGAATAGGTGATATCATCAAGCGTAAAATTACCGCAGTGATATTCTAAGGTTTCGCCCTCCCGATTCCAATCGTTGAAATATAACGTGACGTCCAGATCATGCTCTTTTTCGGGAATAAAGCTATTCATGGCCCAGCCGGTTGCCCGGTCCTCAAGATTAAGCGTGATTTCATCAGATACACCAGAGGAATTGTCCGTGTATGATATACTTTCACACGATTCAGACAAGCCGACCTCCGCTCCATCATACAGTATTTTATAACTAACACTTCTTGCTTTAGCCATTTAGCATTGCCCTCCATGCTGGGAAATCGCTGGATACACTTTTTATAATGGCGACATCTTTGTCCGGAATGCGTAGTATTATTCCGGACGGGAACACAAAGTAATTCAATTTGTCCCGGTTGGCGTCCATAAGCTTGTCGCAAAGGTACTCATTGCCGTATAGCTCATAAGCGACCTGATCCCAGGTCTGTCCCTGAAATGTTGTGTAAGTAGTATCTGCCATTATTTCCCCCCTCTCTGAAATCTGGTGCGTTCATTGTCTCTGTGCCACTGTTCGATCATTCTGTTAAATTCTGTCTGGGACATCTTATCTGCTTCTAGGACATCCTGCTTACTGGCGCTACCGTAAAGGTTGTACATGGGGCTATAAGTAAAATTAGGCCCACCGGCACCCGCTAATTGAGGCTGTCCGCCCATGCCGCCCCCGCCGCCTATACCTTGTAATTTTGACACAAGAGCGTCAATTAATGATGTTCCGCTGTTCTCCCTCACTACCTGTCCAACGATTTGCTTCATCTGGGACCATAAGGTATCAAGGGGCAGTATAGCTTCACTTCCGGCCTCGCCTACGCCTTGTGCGCCAGAAGCGCTTCCAAGAATGGTTGGTTTTGTAAAGATTCCACCCAGAGCGTTCCACGAAACATTGAAATTTGGAAGTTTAACACTTCCCCCGTCGCCGTAGTTCTCGGTACTGTATGCCACATTAATTACCGGAATTTTCGGCTTCGGGATAGTGATGGTCATATTTTCAAAGGCCGCCTTCACTGCATTTGCCGCTGTTTGCGCTGCTGCTTTGACGGTCTGTGTCATATTGTCCATGGCCGTCTTGGTACTGCTCTCTGCCGTGTTCCAGGAGCCTTCCAGGGCGGTGGTGATATCTCCCCCCATTGTTGACACGGCATCTAAAACAAGGCTGCCGTTGTCGCCGATTCCGGTTCCCAGCGCTTCCATTCCAACCAACCCGGCCTGTCCCATGCTGTCTGTTAAGCTGACGTCAAGGCCCATTCCGCTAAAATCAAAGGAAAATTCTTCCATGCTGTCGGTGAAGCTGTTAATATATGCATCACCGGCTCCGGCTCCCGCGGCGCTTATGCTGCCTAAATCAATATCGCTGAATGCATCTGCGGATAATGAATTTGCCGCCTCGCTGGCAGCGGCCGCACTGTCAAGAATCCCATTTGCATATGATTCCGTAATTGCCCCGCCTGCCTGTTCTGCCGTCGTATCGCTTCCGTCGCCACTTCCGAATCCAAAGAAGTTCAGCACAGCATTTTTAACGCTGCTACCAAGGCTGGAGGCCATGGATAATATTCCATCCTTGATGCTGCTCAGGACATCTTTGCCGACCTGTAACCAGTCCGTCGTAATGATAACGTCGATAATGGCCTTGACCAGTTGCAGACATGCCACAAATATTTGCGGGATTGCCTGAATCAATCCACCTGCTAAAGCAACAACGATTTGAATTGCTGCCTGAACAATGCTCCCTAAATTTCCCACAATTCCCTTTAACAGGGTGATGATCAGCTGAACTCCCATTTGCAACAGGTTTGGCAGCATCTGTGAAATTCCGCTAACCATATTCACGACAACCTGTACTGCCATTTGTAATATCAGCGGGAGGTTGGCAACAATTCCCTGGACCAGACTAATAATCAGTTGGATTCCCATCTGTAACAGGTTTGGCAACATCTGGAAGATTCCCAAAAGCAGACTTCCGATAAGCATGATTGCTGCTCTGATAAGCATCGGCGCATTACTTCCCAAGCTGCTTACCAGTGTCTGCACCAGCGTCATTGCTGTTGAAATGATCTGCGGTAAACGTTGAATGATTCCGGAAATAAAATTGGTCATTGCCTGCGTTCCATTATTTATGAGCTGCGGTAGCTGTGATGTGATACTCTGGGCAAATTTTAATATGATGTCGATACCGGCCAGAATAATCTGCGGTACCAATGTAAAAAGCCCGTCCACAAAAACGCCTATCACTTCTGCGGCGGAATCTGCAAGTACCCCGGAATTTTCTGTTATCCCGTCGATAAAACTGCCTAATAAGTCAATGCCCATTGACATAACTATAGGTGCATAAGACGATATGACGCCAACCGCTTCGGAAAGGCATCCGCCGACTGCACCAACCATTCCGGCCATGCCGCCCTCTTTATAGGCATTGCCCAGCTGTTCGACCATGGATGTTCCGAGCTGGGTCATTTCCCGAAGGGGACCGTTCAAATCCTTGTAGACGCTAATTCCTAAATCTTCAAGGCCGGACTTTAGGATAGCAATGTCGCCATTTAAGTTATCGAGCTGGATCCCGTACATATTCTCACAGGCTCCGGCGCTGTCTTGGATCACTCCCGTTAATTCTTCAAATCTTGTAACGTTCCCGTCAAGACTTGAGCTGACGATTCCTGCTATTTCAGCGGCTTCCTGCATACTAAAGCCGTATTCGCCCATTACTTCCTGGGCCAGTTTTGCAGCCCCGTCGGTCTCCTGTAAGACGTTCTTAAAATGTTCTATGGTTTCCGTGTCTACATAGAAATCATAACCGGCAAACAATAGCCCGGCCAGGTTTGAGGCATCCGAAGCCGTAGCCGCCAGCAAGCCACTAACAGCGGCAAGATCCTGCTTATTAAAAACCGTGTTTAGCCATTCTTTCTGCTCTTTTACGGTCAAGCCTTTCATGGCGTTATTGATGTCACCAAGTGTATCATCAAGCCCACGCATGTTGCCAGACGAATCAAATGCGGAGATGCCGAATTTTTTCAATGCCTTCTGTGCCGTGTTTGTTGGAGCGGTTAATCCCATTATTACGTTTCGTAACTTTGTACCGCCCTCGCTTCCCTTAATACCTACGTCGGCAAGGATTCCCAGCGCTGCGTTCAGCTCTGTCGTTCCCCCCTTGAGGTCCTTGGCGGTTCCGCCAACCGTCAAAATCGCCTCACCAAGCTGCGCCACATTGGTGTTGGCTTTACTCGCTGTCTGGGCCATCTGGTCCGCAAAAGCAGTTAAATTTACTTCCGTCGCTTCGATTCCCAGAGCAGCCATACTGTCTGTTATCATGTCACTGGCCGACGCCAGGTCCATGGCTCCCGCCCCCGCGAGTCTTAATACTGTTGGCAGCGCACCTGCCGCTTTTTCAGCATCATACCCTGCAAGGGCCAGATAGTTTAGGGCCTCCGCAGCCTCCGTAGCGCTAAAGGCCGTGGACGCTCCACAGTCCCTTGCTGCTTTTTCCAATACCTCGAAGGATTTACGGCCCTCTTCGGTACTTTTATCAAGGAGCATGGTGGCCTGGACCTGGCTCATTGCACCTTCAAATTCCCGGCCCACGTTGACCGCCGCTAATCCCATGCCTCCCACGGCTACCGCCGCCGCAATACTGGCAGCAGCCGCCGCTTTGGCAACGTTTTTTATTCCTTTGCCGGCTTGTCCGATGGCAGATTTAAAGGATTCTTCGACTTTACCAGCGATCTTGATGGCTATTTGCATTTCTTTACCTGCTGCCATAGGCTTCTGAAACCTCCTTTGCTATATCTATCAACTCAAAAACAGACAGGCCCTCCAGATAATCCAGGCCTGTCTGTAATATTAATGATAGATGAATTGTGAGTTTGCGAAGGCTGGCACCATCACGCATGCTTAATCCTCGGAGAAGAAAAAACCCGATACCTTGTTTTTGACCTTCATTGCTTCCTTTGGCGGCAGTGACTGAAAGAACTCTACTGGCATTTTGGTTGCCTTCCCAGAGATAAGGCAGGCATATTCCAGAGACAGTTCCGGCAGTATATTGGTAGTGCCACCGCGTTCTATGATCTTGTTAACCGCGATCATGTCCCTGGCTGCCAAATCTTCCAACCCGCAAAGATCGATTTTTTCATAGGTCTTGCCTTCAAATACAAAAGGCTTGGTAAATGTGACAACATACTTATTTTCTGCGTCACCATCCTGTTCGTCCACGACCGCGCCGTCAATAACTTCTAATTCTTTCTTTTCCATTAGCACATTCTCCTCACTTTTTCTAACAAATCTTTGCCGTTTACCTTAAACACAAAGTTGAGCTTGTCCAGCTCAATCATGGGCTTACCGTCAATTTCAATTAAAATATATGAAAGTTCCAATTTGACAGTACTGCCGGTACCATTCCCCAGCTTGGCTTTTCCGCCACTGATGTTTTTGTTTTTTCCGCGGACAACCACACGAATCGGCTTGAAATCGGTCGCACCGGTGGAGCCGACGGTAAACTGAATGGATCCGCGCAGCGTCAGATCGATCGCTATGCATTGATCTACCAGTTTAAACAAGTCTTCATCCATCTGCCTGAATGGCACTTCTAACTCCATACTGCTAAACTGTCCGATCGCAACTGATTCCATCTCGCCCAAAATGCCGGGGCCGCTTAAAGTTTCCGTGACGGCTTCGAAATCGGGCAGGGTTACTTCGTCTGCGAGTCCAACTAACAGTCCACCCGAATTGTAAACATTGAAATTATTAATCTTTTCAGGGATATTATTCATACTTATTCACCTCCCAGTGCTGCTGCCAGCATGTCCGGACTGAACTCCAATACATTCAGGATGTCTTCGGCCGGTGTGTATGGTGCCAGATACTGCTTAAACTGAATCTTGCCATTCAGAACGTCTGTAATCGGGTTTTCATCCGCATTATACACGATTTTACAACCCGCACATTTTCCTTGTGCCACATAGGAATTTCCCCTGATATTCTCCGAGTCGCAAATGGCTTCGATCAGGCGGAAATTTGCCGGATCATCAACCTTCTGAAAATATGTAAGGATGAAACTGTTTCCCCACCACGAGAAGAACCGGCGGCAACAAAACCATCTGTCTTTCGGATCCGTGGTGCCGGGATATGCTGCACTGTTATTGCCCCAGCTCCGGAAGCCATTCTGATTAATTGCGGTTACCACGCCAAAACTGTTCACCACGTTTGCCTGCTCCTGATCAAGCACTATCTCGGTGCCTGCATCATCATCCAGACACAGGGCGGTGATGGGAAGCGTTTTGTTCGATGCACTTAAGTTCGGTACATCATCGTTGTTTGCATC